CGTAACTTCCACCCGGTGGCCCTTCGGGGCCAATTTTTCGGAGTAGCTTCCATGACTGAAAAAGAGACACTCATCGCCCGGCTGAAAGAGCTGGGCAAAATGCTTGGCCGTGACGTAAATACCAGCGGCACCATCCAGGAGCTGTCGATGCGTATTGCTGAGCTTGAAGAGGAGCTGGATGGAGATGCCGGTTCGGTTGACGGTGAAAATGGAGAGGAGAATGCTTCCGGCAGCACCGGCAGCACCGGCAGCACCGGCAGCACCGACGGTGATATTGCTGACGCGGCGAAAGAAAAAAAGAAAGCGACCACAACCGATGACCGGATAACAGTAGAAACGCTGGCAACCCTGCATATTGACGCGCTGCATGCCATGCGTAACGAACCGGTCTCCATCGCTGAGCCCGGTGTGATCATTCGCGTATCCGAACAGGATGCAGACGAGCTGATCGCAAAGGGGCTGGCCAGAGAAGTCTGAAGGGGACCGCATGGCTGTTTTCGATAATCTCTTTGACGAGGCCATGTCGCGAGCGGATGGCGCTATCCGCAGTGTGATGGGCGCAGAGGCAAAGGTGATGTCAGGCGCTTTGTCAGGTGTCACCCTGATGGGCGTTTTCGATGATCCGGAGAATATTGGTTATGCCGGTGTGGGGATTCGGGTTGAAGGTACCAGTCCGACCCTGTTTGTGGAAACCGCCACTGTTCAGCAGCTGGAACGCATGGACACCCTGATGATTAACGGGCGGGCTTTCTGGGTTGAGCGAATTGGCCCTGACGATTGTGGATCCTGCCATATCTGGCTGGGTAACGGGAGCCCGCCCGCCGGTACCCGCCGTCGTTAAGGAGGCTGCATGTCCATTAAAGGCCTTGAGCAGGCGATAGAGAACCTCAACAGCATCAGCAAAACGGCCGTCCCGCGAGCGTCGGCACAGGCCGTTAACCGCGTGGCAAACCGGGCCGTCAGCCGCAGCGTGGCAGTCGTGTCGAAAGATACCCGGGTCCCGCGAAAACTGGTAAAGCAACGCGCCAGGCTGAGACGTGCGACGGTTAATAAACCCCGCGCGCTTATCCGTGTAAACCGTGGCAATTTACCGGCCATAAAACTGGGTACCGCCAGCGTGCGCCTTTACCGCAGAAAACGGGATAAGAAAGGGGCCAACAGCGTGCTGCGCATAGGACCGTTCCGTTTCCCGGGCGGATTCATTCAGCAGCTTAAAAACGGTCGCTGGCACGTCATGAGGCGAACAGCAAAGCCCCGTTATCCGATCGAAGTGGTCAGCATTCCTCTGGCAGCCCCTTTAACCACGGCATTTAAAGCTGAGCTGCCGAAGCTCATGGACTCGGATATGCCCAAAGAGCTCCGGGCATCCCTTACAAACCAACTCAGGTTGATTCTGACAAAATGAAGCACAGTGATATCCGACAGTTGATTCTTGACGCGCTCGAAAGCGCGATGGGTACTGACGCCATTTATTTTGACGGCAGGCCAGCAGTGCTCGAAGAGGGAGATTTCCCGGCCGTCGCCGTTTATCTCACCGACGCGGAGTACACCGGGGAAGAACTGGATGCCGATGTCTGGCAGGCCACTCTTCATGTAGAAGTCTTTCTTCCTGCCCAGGTGCCTGATTCGGAGCTGGATGAATGGATGGAAGCGCGTGTTTACCCGGTTCTGGCGGAGATCCCCGGGCTTGCATCCCTTATCACCAACATGGTGCAGCAGGGCTATGACTACCAGCGCGATGATGATATCGGACTCTGGAGTTCAGCCGATCTGAAATATTCCATCACCTACGAAATGTGAGGACGTTATGACCACACCTAACCCGCTGGCACCGACGAAAGGGGCCGGCACCACCCTCTGGATTTACACCGGAAGCGGCGATCCCTACGCCAGTCCCCTTTCGGATGTTAACTGGCTGCGTCTGGCAAAGATCAAGGATCTGCAGCCAGGCGAACTCACCGCCGAGTCAGAGGACGACACCTATATCGATGATGACAACGCAGACTGGGCTTCATCCATGCAGGGTCAGAAATCAGCAGGCGACACGAGTTTTACTCTGGCATGGCTGCCGGGTGAAAGCGGTCAGCAGGACCTGGTGAACTGGTTCGATGACGGCACGGTTAAAGGATACAAAATCAAGTACCCGAATGGCGCCGTCGATGTCTTTAAAGGCTGGGTGAGCAGCCTTGGGAAGACCGTTTCGGCTAAAGAAGTGATGACCCGAACGGCAAAGATCACTAATAACGGCAAACCCTCTCTGGCAGAAGACAGCGGTACTGCGGTAATTGGCGTGACGGGTATCAACCTGGATAAATCCACTGCAGCGGTCGCTGTCGGTGCGACCACGCAACTGGCAGTGACGGTCCTGCCAGCCAGCGCTTCAGATAAATCCTTCCGCGTAGCGAGCAGTGATCCTTCAAAAGCAACGGTCAGCGTCAGCGGTAATATCCTTACCATCACCGGCGTGGCGGCAGGCGCTGTCGAAATCATCGTCATGGGCAATGACGGTAACTTTGTAGCGATCTGCAAGGTCACCGTTTCCTGATAACCGGGGCGCGAGCCCCGTTCTCCGGAGTAAATATGTTTCTTAAAACTGAACTGCTCGAGCATAATGGCAGCAGCGTGACGCTGTATCA